ACCAAATGTGTGCGGCGATGGCACAGAGGTTTGCAATGATTCATATCCAAATTTTAGATCTATTACCCTAAATGACATCCCTGACTTATCTTCTTTTTATGCTAGCTTTGCCGATATAGAGGAAGCTTCTGGAGTTCTTCGTGCTGACTTAGAAACAGTTTCTGGTGTTCTTAGAAATGACTTTGAGTTGGCAGACTCAATTAATCACGACAACTTAGTTGCAGCTTCTGGCGATCTTGATGCTTCAATAAATAATCTTAAACTAAAGTTTGATGTTACGCTAAATTCAGATGAATCGGCATTAGTCTTTGATGGCGTTGGGTGTCAAAGCGATGAAAATCCTACACTCAAATTGCACAAAGGTCTTACGTATTACTTTAATGTTAATACTGTTGGTGGTTCACAAAATTATCCATTATTCATAAAGACTAGTCCCACGGCAGATTCAGACAATCAATATTCTGATGGTGTCATAAACAATGGAGTGCATGACGATCAAATTACTTTCACTGTTCCCCAAGATGCCCCAGATAAGTTATATTACAGCGTAAATAATGCCAACTTAATGTCTGGAGTAATTTTCACTTCTACTGTAAACTTAACAACATTCAATGACTATAACTACATAGAAAACGCAAATACTGAAGGTAGTGATAGCTTGGTTTTATGGGACAACAGTGACTCGTCTTACAAAAATATAAGTTTGCAAAACTTATTGTATTCACCTTCTGGTAATAGTTACATTAAGTATGAAACTGTTGGCAGTGCCGATGCTGATGGCGATCTTGGAGAAATTACTTTTGATGACACTTGGGCTTATTTCAAAACAAGCGGAGGTTGGAAGCGTGTTAGAATTCAAACTTTTGAAACCACCACGACTTCAACCACCACATCGACTACAACAAGTACTACTTGGCCACCAAACTGTACTCTCCCACCAGACTGTCCAGCAAATCAGTTTAGAACAATTGTTGGTGTTGTTGAGGGCGGTGAGTTTGATGGTTGTCCAATATATAGCGAATGTGCAACAACGACAACTACCAGCACCACAACTATTGCTCCCACAACTACAACAACTGTCGCTCCACCAGAACCTTCATTTACCAACCATGTTTATACATGGGGTTATAATGGAAATAATCAACTTGGATTTAGAACTTCAGAACTGTACTCTCTTGTTCCAACTAGGGTTGAGGTTGGCAATGTTGTTCAACTTTCAGCCAGCGACTACCATGTATTAGCCATCGATGACAACTCTCACTTATACGGATGGGGCTGGAATAATCAAGGTCAAATTGGCGATGGAACAAAGGTTGATGCTGCCGTTCCGGTAGCCGTTGATACTACACGATCTTGGAATTATATAGCTGCTGGAGATTATCACAGCGCCGGTATCTCTGAAGGTAAGCTTTATACTTGGGGTTACAACATTAACGGTCAACTTGGAAATGGTACTAGGATTGGACATAATGTTCCTACCCAAGTTGGAACTGCTAACAATTGGATTAAAGTCTTCTGTGGTACTTCTCACACTGTTGCTATTAATAACTTAGGCGAATTGTTTGCTTGGGGTTCCAACGAATATGGTCAGGTTGGCAATGGCAGTTTCGAAGATGTTTTAATTCCAACTAAAATTGGTTCCGGTTCTTTCTGGACAGATGTTTCTGCATATATGCATACTATGGCCATCAATAGAGAAGGCCAGTTATTTGTGTGGGGCAGAAATACAGAAGGCCAATTAGGCATCGCTACACTAACTACTACCACAGACGATCAAGGAAATACAACTTCTACGTTTGTTAATGATTTATCAAATAGGAATACCCCAACACCTGTATCCAAGACTTCTAGCTCTACGGTTGATAAAGATTCAGTTACGCCAAACGCTGGTTTAACTGATAACTGGTTGTCCATAGCTGCTGGATATCAACACTCGGTTGCTGTTAATCAGGCTGGAGAGCTTTATGTTTGTGGTACTAATAAGTATGGCTCTATGGGTCTTTCTGCTGATTCTACTGTCCCAGCAATGCTTAAGCTCACAGACGAGAGAAACTGGTTAAAGGTTTCTGCTGGTAATTATCACACAGTTATTATTAATGCTGCTGGTGATCTTTATGCAACCGGTCGCAATAATTATGGTCAGCTAGGAAATAATACTACGACTGATATATCATCAGTAACTCTAATTTCTACTGACTACGATTGGGACTTCCCAGCAGCTGGCTATGATTTCACCGCCGCCATTGGGAACATAAAGGTGGCAGCAACCACAACTTCAACCACGGAGGCTCCATTGACATTTACAGAAACAATTACTATAGGCTCTGATGGTCAGGCAACTGGAAGCGGTGGAGTATTTGCCTTGGGTACAGAAAATGATCAAATATTGTATAATATTCCAGAAACCACATCTGCATTACCTCTCAATTCTGACGTTTACAAGAATGGCTCATACCTATTTACATTCACTGCCACTGTAGCATATAGTGGAGCTACTATAAAACATATTTCAGCTTCAGATTCTAGTGAAACTTTTGTTGTACTATCAGATGGAAGGGTAGATGTATGAGCTTAGAAATAAATTCTAAAATACAATTAACCCAGTATTTTGGGAGTTCTAATTCTGTAACCATAGCGAATATACCCAACATTGCAAACGTCAAGCAAATTTACAAACTTGTCGATGGAAACTACAGAGCTTGGAATCAAGACGGATCAAAAGCATTTCCAACTATTGATTATGGAGAAGGGTATTTAATTGTATCGGAGGATTCTGCCCCATCTTCATATGTTTTAATTGATGATACAGAATCTCTCCCAAGTACTATAGAAATAAACGCTTCAATTAACATTGTAAGATATGTTGGTCCCACAGTTGACTTATCTGATCCTGAAAATATAACAAATTTTAAGCAGATATATAAACTTGTTGACGGCAACTATAGAGCTTGGAATAAAGACGGATCAAAAGCATTTCCAACACTAGATGACGGTGAAACATATTTAATATTGAGCGAAAACGTTTCTTTTCCATATTTGTTTTCTTCAATTTCTGATCCAGATTATTTATTAAGACCTTCCCCTAATGGTATAGAAAAAATTAATCTCAGGAGTTTTTCCGTAGAAAGTATAATAGATATTCTATCTGGGGTTGATGAATACGCTTTTAGCCTTTATCCAGAAAGGGGCAAAGCCTACGTTGCTTCTTCTGTTGATGGAACCGGCATTTCTGTTATAGACTTAGATACATCTAAATTAATTTGTCATATATTAACACCAGCAGCTATTAAAAATATCAACAGATATGGTGACAGATTATACGCCACTAGTGAATCTTATCATATTTATGAAATTGACTTAAACACAAATAGAATTGTACACACTATTGCGCTTTCTCCAACCACTATAGATATTACATCGGCATTCCAAGATGCAGACTTTTTGTACGCTCTAGATAGGACAGGAGATAAAGTCTATGTTCTTGCAGAAGAAGAAGAAGAAGTTGCAGATCCTCCACCAGAGCCGCCAGTTCCAACTACTACTACAACAATAGCTCCGGGGTATTATTGTATTGGTCCTGCTGAACATATCCCCTTTCCATATCCATGTTTAACTAAAACATACAGGCAAACATGCAACGAAGACGTTCCAGAATTTCCATACGTTGAAATATATACGCTAGATAGTCACGTACATAGAATGGAACTGGTCGTTGATACATATGAGTATGGAGATTCCCTTTTAATTGAATCAATTAGTGATACTGGCACTATAACAACTCTTGTTAATACGGGCGAGTTTGATGGCAGTGATCTATCATCCTTCAGTAATTGTGAAGAAATATTTGGAAACAAAGCTAGATATTATGAGTTTTATAAGCCCGAAGGAATCAGAAATCTTCGCATTACGATTACAAGCAATGATCCCAAAAATATGACGGGACGATTAACCGGCTTGTCTTATAAGCTTTGCTATCCTTGTTATGGAATACAGTGTCCAGTTGGATATTCTTTATCGCAAATAAGTTGTGAATGTATAGAAGATTTAACAACTATACAGCCAACACCACCACCAGATCCACCCGTAACGGATTGTTTACAGCCAGTTACCATAAAGGGGTATGCTTATTATAAAGGCAATGCGGCAGACGGAACTACTCCTCAACTTATACCAGAAACAAATGTATCTCTATTGCCAGCTAGTTATGGTGGCCATTGTTGTATCAGAGGAGTTTTTACTCCAAAATTATTCTTTGATGATGGCACTTGTTTATATGCAAATAAGACTATTGATATAAGTAATGTAGATGACCCACGGTGCGGAAGTAGAGAGGATTCTTTTTTTTTCTACATCCCAGATGGCCTTAAAATAAACGACAACACTCAAATGATGCTTGAGTGTGTTTCTTCATATGTTCCTTCAGATCCAAAATCTGGAGTTTATTTACCAGATTGTGAAATATTTCCTATAGATACTAGTCGTTGTCATAGCGGAGTAACTTGGGTTGTATTAACAGCTGAAGATATTTCTACTAATCAACAAAAAATTATCTTTAGTGATAGCGTAGTTCCAAATACTTTAGATGGTATTGGTTTTGTTTGTGGAACAACTGTGCCACCGACAAATTTGATCAACTGGACACAGGTGGGAGCAGACATTGACGGTGAAGCGGCTTCTGACTGGAGCGGTCGCTCGGTCGCATTGAGCAGCGACGGCAGTCGTGTTGCTATTGGTGCGCCCTACAATAACGTTGCTGGCACAGATGCTGGTCATGTTCGCGTCTACGACTACGATATTGTTAGCTCAACTTGGACTCAGGTTGGTGCTGATATCGACGGCGAAGCGGCTGGTGACTGGAGCGGCTACTCAGTTGCCATGAGTAGCGACGGCAGTAGGGTTGCTATCGGTGCGAATCAAAACAACGGTACTGGCCCTAGTGCTGGTCATGTTCGCGTCTATGATCTAGTTGGATCAACGTGGACTCAGGTTGGCGCAGACATCGACGGTGAAGCGGCTGGTGATCTGAGCGGCTACTCAGTTGCCATGAGCAGCGACGGCAGTCGCGTTGCAATCGGGGCTTATGGCAACGACGGCACTGGCACAGATGCTGGTCATGTTCGCGTCTACGACTACGATATTGTTAGCTCAACTTGGACTCAGGTTGGTGCAGACATTGACGGTGAAGCGGCTAACGACGAGAGCGGTTACTCTGTTTCGCTCAGCAGTGACGGCAGCCGGGTTGCTATCGGGGCTTATTTTAATGACGGCACAGGGACAGATGCTGGTCATGTTCGCGTCTACGACTACGATATTGTTAGCTCAACTTGGACTCAGGTTGGTGCTGATATCGACGGTGAAGCAGATGGTGATTGGAGCGGCTGGTCAGTTGCCATGAGCAGCGACGGCAACACTGTTGCTATCGGTGCAGATGACAACGACGGCAAAGGTACTTACTCAGGGCATGTTAGAGTTTACAGTTGGGACGGAGGGGCATGGACTCAGGTGGGTGCAGACATTGACGGTGAAGCGGCTGGTGATCGGAGCGGCTACTCAGTTGCCATGAGTAGCGACGGCAGTAGAGTTGCTATCGGTGCAGATGACAACGACGGCAAAGGTACTTACTCAGGGCATGTTAGAGTTTACAGTTGGGACGGAGGGGCATGGACTCAGGTGGGTGCAGACATTGACGGTGAAGCGGCTGGTGATCGGAGCGGCTACTCAGTTGCCATGAGTAGCGACGGCAGTAGGGTTGCTATCGGTGCGAATCAAAACGACGGTACTGGTGTAGATGCTGGTCATGTTCGCGTGTGGGCCACCCACACCACCTTAACAAACTAAACTAGTTAAAGGTTTCTTAACAAAATGTCTTCCTGCATATCCCACACTCAGTACAATCCTTTGTTTCAGAAGTTAAATTCTGGACCATATGAAAATCTTAACGTTTGTGGAATTGCATGTACAACAACTTCTCCACCACCAACGACCGTGCCGCCAACCACCACTTCTGGTCCAACTCCAACCACCACCTCTGGTCCAACCACCACTTCTGGTCCAACCACCACCTCTGGTCCAACCACCACTTCTGGTCCAACCACCACCTCTGGTCCAACAACTACCACCCCGCCACCCGGAACTTTTTCCTGCTACCAAAACTTAAATACTCCTTACAATAATATATGCGTTAATTCGGACACCTACGTTGATACAGTGTATGCATTAATAGGAACTGGCTACACCTCTCTTGAAGAATGTGTTGATGGTTGTGGAGCCTGTATTCAAGGTTCAGGTACGCCAACCTCTGTTGAATTCGAAACTTTTACAATACCAGATGCTTTACAAGTATTCGACAAATGCAATGACCCCTCTCTGTCTAACGCTATTATAGATACTGGACCATTAAGTACTCAAGGAACTCCTTATGTAGCTGGTGATCTTGATATTTGTCCAGAATGTTTAGCTATATGTGTAACGGCTTCTGGTGTTGGTACTGCTTGGTGGTTTAAGGCTTATGATGCGTTAGGTGGTCTAGTTTTTTCTGAAGCTGGCGGTTATGAGGGTAATACGCCTGCTTGTTTTGGTCAATCTTGTAACACTACTGGTTATAACTTAACTCACAGTACTTCTGGAGCTTTAAAGGCGTGCGACGGATATAGTGGTTACGACTTAAACACATATACTGCTACACTAACATTCTCAAATGGTTTAGTTTCAAACAAGTTTGATTGGATTTCCCCTTATGATGCTAATCATTTTACTGGATACGATCTTTATACAGCCAAATACGAGGAGAGCGCTATTTTTGATAATGTTTGCGATGCTTTCACCTGTAGTAGATTTAAAGCAAGAAACTGGATTGTTTTATGTAGCGGAAATATTGTTTGGGATCTAACTGGGATTGCCGCTAGTGGTAAAGACTTTACTTACACCGATGTTGAAGGTAATAGTGAAACAAGAAATTACGCAGATTGGAGCGAAGATTGCATTGCGCATGAAGGTACATCTATTACCGCTAATTGTAACGCTTCATGTGTTCCCCCATATTATTTTAATATTAATCCAACTTACCCAACGTTTCCATCATGAATTATGAGTAACAACAAGAGGAAAACAATATGACACATGTACCAGTTTCGGATATAGAATTATCTACAGCGGGAAATATGCAAGCTTCTTCGTTAGATGATGCTAATAATTTATTGTATGTTGCTAATGGTCGATATATCTCAATAATAAATACAGCAACTCAACTTGAAATAGAAACAATAGATTGTTCAGAAACAAGTTCAGGTAGTAGTCAAGTTCAAGATATTTTAGTAGATAGCATCAGAAACAAATTATACATTACCGCAGGCTACTATTTTCTTGTTTATGATTTATCTACAGCTAGCTTCACGACACAGCTTGGGCCAATGAATTCAGAGGGTTTAAACATACTCCACAAAATTATTATTCATGAATCTGAGAACAAGATATATGTTCAAGATAGATATAACAGAATTGGGGCCATTAACATAGCAGACTATAGTTTTATTGAAACTATTTCTGGTTCTCTATATACAACGTCTTTGCAATACCGAAATGCAGGAATATATGACGAAGATGTTCGCGTCACAACAACAACTACGCGAAGCCCCAACTCAGAATACTTATTGTTATCTGCTAATTCTGAATCTAGCAATGTGTCTATTTTTGATACACTTTCTGATACACGTTTAGATATACTTACCGGTTCTAGCACTTATCCACAACGGATTGCATATCACTCAGCCAACAGACTTGCCTATGTAACAAATTACGATAGCAACAAAATTAGCATACTTGACATTGATACAAACTCAATAAACAATACTATTACAGTCCCAAGGGGTATATCTGATATTGTTATAGATGAGTCTACAAATATTATGTTTGCTATCAATAGTTTAGATAACACGATGTTAACAATAAATCTTACAGACAATAGTACATTCAATACCATCGACTTAAACTTAAGACCAATTAGATTGTTTCATGCTCCAAGTCTTGGGGCTATTTTTATATCAGCTTCTGATAGTAGCGACGGAGTAACAGATCATAGAATACTAATTTTAAATACTTCCTCTTTTGAATTATCAACTTGGCTATTTCGTCCAGCAACCCAAACCTGTGAACCATTTACTTTGCATTATTATGAAAACATAGTTGATTTAATTCCAAAAAAGACTTTATACGTAGCCTCTCCAGAATGTAACGTTCTTTATAGATACGAAAGAGATGAAAACTATGATTTATTTACATCTTCTTTGTCAATTAGATACAAGGAAGCAATATCAGTTGGTGGAATTTATGACATTTTAGTTTCTAGTCAAAATAATCTATTATATATTTCATCACAATCTGAGGATAAAATCTATGTTGTTAATCCAAATGATATTAGTGAAGAATACTTCAAAATACCAGTATCAGCAGGCCCAGCCTCTCTATCTTTAGATGAAAATGACAACAGGCTTTATGTTAGCCACCCGCTTACCAATAAGATCACGGTAATCAACACATACAATCATACAGTTATTTCAGAAATAGACACCCAAGAATTCCCGGATGGTATTATGAATATAAATCCAACCCCACCCACGACATTACCACCAGAGGCAAACATGCTAACAATTCCATCTATGGAAATTAACCACGACGAAGAAGACTATGTAGTATTTTACGGTCAACCTAATGATACTTTGCAATACAACAAAATCGCAACCGGAGATATCAATATTCCGCTAGTCATAAAAGAACTTTATATTTACATTGACGAAAACGGTGATGGTAATAGTGTACTATCTAATAGAATAACTGTTCCGCAGGAATACATTAATCAACAAGGTGTTTTTAATCTAAAGTCTTATACTTCTAACTTTGCCGCTGGTGAAGATTATGGAGATCACAGGAGAATATACTTGTCATGATAACACAAAAAGTACAAACAGTCTATTTTGCTGGAACAGATAATCTAGAGCTTAGTACTCTTCCAAATATTGGTAATGTAGATAAAATTTACACTATTGACAGTAATGGAAATTATCTTGGTTGGCTTTCAGATTTAGTCAATTATGATTACTTACAGGCTTTCGATCACTTTTACATGGGCGTCTATTACATCATTTACACAAAAGATGGCGTCGGCTTACCATACGATTTATTCGGATTTAATAATGAGCCTGTATACCAAACTGAGTTCATGGCTGTTTCTGGTCAAAAACAAGATATTTATAGATTTGATATTACCAATAATTCAAATAGTGCGTATGTTTTTAACGGTGTTGGATTAGATACAGACGAAGAAAACCCCTCAATTCATCTCCAGAGGGGAAATACTTATCTTTTTGATGTTGACGCTTTTAATCATCCATTCTGGATAACTGATAGTGCTGATCCCAATCAGACAGCACAGACTGTTGCTTATATCGATGGCGTTACAAACAATGGTTCTGGTGATGGTAGAATTAAATTTGATGTACCGCATGATGCTCCCGGAACTTTATATTATCGTTGTAATAGCCATGTTGCCATGAGTGGCACAATATATACTGACGATGGACTTTCAGAAACTTCTAACGATTTATCAAATCTTATTTTAGATCTTCAAGTTATAGACGGCGGCGAGGCTTAATATGGTTTGCAAATACTCAACCAATATAAATAATTTATGGGAGGGTATTGCATCTGGACCATACGCTACAAACGATGATTGTTTAAGTGCTTGCTTTACAACACAGCCTCCAGTTATCTTAGATTGTTTAGATAGTTACACTTTAGATCCAACCATACATGGTGGTACTTGTGGAAACTTTTCATACCTCGACACCAGTATTTATGCTTACAAGGGTGATTTGATCAAAATTAATGCTAATGGCTCCATTCGATATCATCCTGATCGACCGTTTATTTCTCCAGATGGTGATGATACTGTACAGCGTGTTCCTGAATTTGCCGATCCGCCATGTATAACACCCAGCATTAATTATGAGCCAATATTAGCAAAAATAGGAAATTCTATTATACCTATTGGTTCTGATGTTTCAATTGTTGCTCCAGAAGATGGCTTGTTGCAATTTTTTATTATTGACTCACCACTAAGTGATAATGCTGGATCTTACAATATACAAGCATCTAATTTAACTTCGTATAGATGGTTTGATGGAGATGATAAATTAGACGAAGTAAGTATAATAAGCAGCGTAGCTTCAGGCGGGGCAATTATTAGAACTACTCTACAAGCGGTCGGTTGCAGTAAAGCAGCTTTGCCAGCTAGATTTCAACTCCCAAACGATGCTTTATATTCATTTGCACCCACAGCTGGTTCTGTAACTTTTACATTTTCAGATCCATGCAAAGATCTTCTTTTATATATTGGAAGTCTTGGGGAATTGTCTACTGCCGCTAGTCTTTCTTTTAATGTTCCTTTTGAAATTATATCTGATTCTGTTGACTCAACTGCTGATTGTAACGGTGAAACACCAACAATTCTAACAAGCTTTGGCCTTACCGTTTCTGGAAATCAAGGTTTTGGAATAATTAAATTTCCCGGTTTTCATAAACAAATAACTGTTGATTGCTCTTTAAATATCGACTACACATTTTTGCGATGGGGTTTGCTTGGGTCTTCTCAATGTTCTTGGAATATTGTAACAGCCTCTCCATACGCAAGATTATCGTACTGGCCATATCCACAAACGCCGCTGGAAAGAACATATGAAGCCCCATATGCTGCTTCTGAATATCATATTATTTTTGATATCTGGGGATTTCCTGATCGCTTACAAATTTATTCTGAAGATGATTCAGGTTCTAGAAGTTTACTTTTTGATAGAAATGTTCTAACTGGAACATACCCAGACGGAACTCCAGCAGATGGTTGTTCAACTGCTTTAGATTTTTGTCATGGTCCCGGACCAAAAGCTTTATCTGAAAAATTCATGAAACCAGAAGGTGTACAAAAATTAGTAGTAATACAAAGTACTCAACAAAGTAGTGGCTTAAGTGGTCAGTATTTATCCATTAAAGCGTCTGATAATCTGCTTAAAAACTCTACGCTTACACCTAGAACATTTATTGGGTCTGATTGTTACATAAGAATACCTGAAACAGAACTTATTCACTGGAAAGCAATGAACGATCTTGATATATGCAAAGTAACTGTTTTTCAATCTGCCCCAAGCAGAACTCCTCCATATAAAGATTATGAATATAAATTAGATTTGTATGGAACCTCATCTTCAAGCTCCATTGGCTCAATAGAACAAGATGTTGTTTTACAGCCTGACACAGAACATGTTTTATATTTTGATTTACTTAGTAACCTATCAGGCAGTCCAACAGATGCAAAAAGAATTTATGTAGACGTAACAGAAACTGTTAGCGGCTCATCGGTTTTTAGTACCGTCGTTGATTTCCAAGACTATTTTCAACCAAATGTTTTTTCTGCTATAGCCACAAGACAGAGATTAACTTTCACAACTAATGCAACCCAGTACTATACTGTTAAATTTTCTTCTGATGATATTTCCGGTAATTACGGAGGAGTTTTAGTAAGGCCGTATTTGAGACCGCTTAATCTTGAGCCAGTACGTGATAAAACTGTTGATATAACTAATTTCTCACAAGATGGTAACGGTAGACTCAACCTTACATATTCAGTGTATGATTATGATAGCACAACGGGTACTGTTGTTAAAATACAGAAACTAATACAACCAACAAATGGAACACCCTATTATTCAACTGTGTATACTACCGTTAGTGATGAAAATGGATTCACTAACTTGAGCGACACATTGTGGAACCCAAACAACGAATATGAAAGTTTTCGCGCAATAGTATTTAACCGTCAAGGCCATGCTTCTGTTAGTAATACTATTGCTGGCGGTATTCCATTTTACACGCGAGATCTTACTTATGGCAGTAATATATTTTTAGCCGTCACTCCAAATGTTTATAGTTCCACCGATGGCTCAAGTTGGAATAGAAATCTCTCTTCTAATTGGAATATTTTGGATGACAAAATCAAACTTGTCGGTAGTGAATTTTTTGCCTTTTCTTCGTCTGGGTATAAGACTGCTTTGAGTCCATACGACGGCACTTCTTGGGATGCATCGCGCTTTTTTGGTAACGTCACCTTGGTTGGTAACGTCACCTCCGTAACAGATGTAGCCTACGGTGGCGGTAAATATATAGCAGTTAGCAGTAGTAATAATGAGTATGCAATAAGTTCAGATAGAATAAATTGGACAAGACAACTTTTTCCATTTGTTGGCGCAGGAATTGAACCATATTGGAATTCTATAGCTTATGGAGGTTTAGTTTTTATAGCTGTGGCGAGATATTGGAGTTCGACGAGACCTAAAGCTGTAGCTATTAGCACAGACCAAGGATCAACTTGGACTTATATTACCAGCCTGTTTCCATCTTCATTTGCTCCTACTACAGTTTTCTTTGCTGATTCTAAGTTTATTATTTTTGGTGGCGGATCAGTTTATTACAGCGAAGATTTTGGACAAACATGGCATTTCATTAGTCTTGTGAGTGTTGGTAATTTACATAAAGTTGCTTATGGCAATGGAAATTTTGTTTTTAATGAGCGAAATCGTAATTTAATCACCATTGTTAATAATTTTAGTGGCGGCTCACAAGGAAATACTTTTCAAGTATCACTTCCAGCTTTGCCAACAAACTCTCTCTGGGATGGTATAGCTTCAGACGGTCATAATAATTTTGTAACAGTTGCTACTTTTTCTAACATTGCCGCTAGAAGTATAGATGGTGGTTTCACTTGGACTCAACATGTCATTTAATAAATAAAGGAAAAATCATGCCAATAAATGTGCCAAGCTCTGTTTTTGACAAATACTTCGATGTTATCGATTCTACGTTTGACATCTTTGGGGTCACATGTCAACTTGTGTCTATAGAGAAAAAAGAAGAAATTATCTACACTCCAGATAATAATAATCCCGTGATCAATTCTATCAATAATAGAAGAATTACGGGCGGTACTCACAATAAAGGCACAAAAACAATTAAAGAAATTGAGACATTAACCGATATTAAACTTAAGGTTTACTGGGACGCAAAACAATGGGTTGGCATTACAGACCAACTTAAGGTTCCAGACGGCTCCATACAAACAATAGGGTTTATGTCTGATCTCCCCAAAATACTAAGAGCAAAACAACTTTTAGTACACAAGGGCATTAAAGATATAAAAGAAATGAGATTTGAGAGATTTGGTGAACATATACCTATCGGCTTAAAACAAGACAGATATTTTTCTTGTATGTGGAAGCGAGTTTAGCCGTGCTAGAACTAATAGATTCTTATTCAGATATAGAACGAAAGGTCAATCAAGCTCTGGCTGAAGAGTTTAATGCTGTTCTTGGAAAAAGTGTATTAATAATTAGAGATAGAATTAGGGAACTAGTCGGCCCGTGGATTGCTTCCCAGCCAGAAATTTTATCGCTTGGTTTTCAGAGTGGAGACTCTTTAGCTGGATATTTTGGAATACCAGTATCACAGGTCGGTATAGCAATAGAGTCCATTATATTGTCAGTTCAAAATTCTGTACACGTTAACTTCACAAAATTAAACAAAGATTTAAAAGGCGGCTTCTCTATATACGTACAACCTTCAGATTTTCAAAACTTATTATCATTATCTGTTGGCCACGTTGTTTACGAAAGGGGAGATTTACATTGGCTAGATTGGCTTTTAACTAAAGGTTCATCCATTATTATCGCAAACTATGAATATTCCCCCAAGTCTGGCGCTGGTCGATCTGGACTAGGAACTATGTCGATTGGTGGATCTTTTAGAGTTCCCCCCGCATTTTCTGGTACAGAGCAAGACAATTTCATTACCAGAGCCTTGGTTGGTGGCACACAATTTTCTGAAATAGAAAAAATTATTAAATCGGTACTTCTATAATGACAACAACGACAACCACAACAGCCTCCCCAAAAGATAGCATCCCAGTTTATACTACTGGTTTATCTAATATTGACAGTGTATTTAACACATCGTTTTACAACGAAATACAAGATAATGTTGTAGAATGGCTTGATTGGGGGCTACTGGAAAAGGGCAATTATTTCAACACAACAAAAGATGAAATTTCACCAGAGGGTAACGATTATAGTTTGCTTCAAATTTCCAATAATACCAATTTTGAATTGGGCAGAGCTTGGGACGGCTTTAGACCAAATTGGGTTTGGCAAAGCGGAATTGTCCCACCGGAAGGAATGGAGCCACCCATAGTCGGAAACGACAACGAACATCCCGGTATTAGCGGAGTTTACGTTGATGATACATTTTATGCCTCCGATACCACCGGAGAATACTCTCATTACGTAGATTACTATAATGGCAGAGTAGTTTTTGATAATCCCATACCCACAGGATCAAAAGTTCAGGCTGAATATAGCTACAAATATATTAATGTAATTTACGCTAATTCTTTACCTTGGATCAGGGAGGTCAGGTATAGAAGTTTAATTGGTGAACACGATGATATATTACCATCGGAAATGACGGTTAATTTACCATTTATAGCCATAGAGGTTTCAAATAGGCGTACATCTCCTTTTGCTCTCGGTGGCGCACAAAGTTTATATACTGATATTTTGTTTCATTGCGCAGCAGAAAATGAATATACTAGAAATCAATTACTGGACATTATATCTGCTCAGTCCGATCAGATTTTAACATTATTTGACACAAATAGTGTAATTAATAGTGGAGATTCACCATTAAAATATAACGGCTCACCAGTTGCTGGAGCTTTTCGCTATCCAGATTTGGTAAATGGCCATAAATTTTGCACTTTAAGATTAAATGATGTTAAATGTGACAACGCGATCAGCATTAATTCCAATTTATACTTAGGTATAGCAAAAAGCACAACAGAAATTTTATCTTTTAACACAACATAACACCTTACCAATTACAGGGAGATAACACATGGCCGTTAATAGAATTTATTATGCTCTCCAGAACGTACTTTACTATGATTCAACAAGTGCGACTTGGGGAACATTGGGTGGAGTGCAGAGCGCTGGCATTAGCAGTACTGTAAATATTCAAAATTTTAGTTCTTTTGGCAGTTTAGCAACAGCAACGGCCATAGATGATGTTGATTTTGAAGTAAGCATAGAAGCTCTACTTGGACATACATATGGCGGCTTATTTGGTTTAATGGCAAATCAGGGTGTGCCAACTGCTGATGTGCTACTTGGTTTTAATCAAATAGATCCAGATAAGACAATTAGATTGGCTTTGGTTTATGCAATTCCAGCCACCTCTGCAAGCGGAACAACAACAAAGAAGGTATTACAAATAGACTGCGTTCCAGCTTCATATTCGGTCACGATGGCTCTAGATGGAGCATTAACTGAAAGCATGAGCTTCCAAAATGCTGGAAATGCTATCTTAACGAATACTGCTACCGCGTTGTCCCAGTACACGCCAAACAAAACTATGGTTCAAACTGGTCTTTCTAATGTTTATACTAGAAAAGATTTTAGATTTATTAATTTCAAGAAATTTGAGAATGGTACATCTACAGACGCCTTTGCTTCATGTGTCCAAAGTTTTACTGCAAGCATGGACTTTTCGACAGAAAAGCTTTCTTGCCTTGGTTCACAGCTCCCAGCCGCTAAATATGCAACATATCCTATCGAATGTTCTTTAGAGGTTGAAGAACATATGGACCCAACTGCTAACATTATGAGTTCTCCAATCCAGCCAGAAGCAGGCACAAGCCCCGGTCAAATTAATAGACTGAAAAATACATTTTGGAATCCTCATGTAAAGGTCGGAAATAGTGGCCGCACCGATTCTTTAGGCAATACTAGCGTTTCAACTTTGGAACATAACTGGCAGCTTGGTGGAGCCAGAATGGTTAGCAGAAACTTAAGCGGAGGCGATGTTGGCGGCGGTAATGCAACAGTAAGCACTAGCTTTACTGGTTATAATTCATTAAGCTATTCCTCATCCACAACCGAACTTGCGTCTGTTACTACTCAGCCACCCGCACAATATAATCTAGATTCCGGCAGCTGGGCGCACACTGATTATGTTGACACTACAACTCCTTCGCCTTCTGGCACTGTTGTTCATATAAGTCAAATATACGATACTAATGACACTACTCTTGATTCAGACCAAGGTTATAATACATAATAAATTTGGAAGATGAGGATAGACGAACAGGAATTTTTGATACAATCTATTAGGGCTGGTACGATTTGCTATAAAAGCTTAAAAATCGTACCAGCTACTATAGATCAAAATCTAAATTCTTGCAGAATATATACCAAGACTTACAACGACTGCTTAGAGTCAGGAATTATGACAGAGGAATCTTTAGAACAGTGGATGATATTTAATCAGTTGTTACCGACTGATTTTGTTGCTACTAAAAAAACATTGCTTAACGATATAGATAATGAAAAATTTTCTCTTTATAAAAACAGGGCAAATAAAAAACAAGTTGGAAAAATAAAATATCTACTTGAAGAATTAAGGTCTAAATTCAGCTCATTGGTTGCCCCAAAGTTAAACCACAATCAAAACACTTGTGAGTTTATTGCAAACCTCGAAAAGCAAATGTATTTATTGAGGGCTACCTCTTTCTATAAAAACAGAAAGTATAAGGGAACCAATTTCAATAAGATATTTTCTATTTGGCAAGACTCTTTACTTTCAGAATCTAAAATTAGAATTCTGGCACGGTCATATATCTGGAAGTCTATTTACAACCAAAGTAAATCTTCTAGATTTCCCCTATTTAAAAAACACAAAAATAAGAATGTTGATTTAACAGTTAACCAAAGAAACTTGCTAACTTGGTCTAATATTTATGATAATGTTAACGAATCTCTTGAGTGTCCAGATGAGTTTGTTATAAATGACGATGATATGCTTGACGGATGGTTTATTGATCAGAAAAGGAATAAAGACAAAGAAAAGACAGAAAACTTATTATCCAGCAAAGTGCATAATCAAAAAGTTGCTAATTCTGATCATTTATTCATGGTGTCTAACGACGAAGAAGAAATTTCAACTATGGGTCAATATAATAGTGTTGTGCCTTCAGAATTTTTTATCCACAACAGGCCGGGAGTAGATGTTAAAAATGAATAACTACAGACAACGAAGAGACTCTCTTGAAAAGAAAAAGTCAAAACAAAAACTATCAGATAATATAAAGAAAAAAATTGAAACCACCATGATAGGCTCTCTTAGTAGCATAGAAAAACATTTTGGGTTTTTGTGGGAAAACGAAAATTTATCATTGGAACAAAGAGAAAAGTATCTTGGAATTTACAACGATCTTAGGTCAGAAATTTTAGATAAAGGCAATCATCAGTTAAGAAATGTTGATGCTGAATTGTCTAACTATCAAGTTATTTTTGAAGGATATAACTATCATTTTTCGATAAACTCTAATCACTTAAAAGGAGAATAGATATGGCTAAGGAAAAGGAAAGAAATATTGATGTTAAAGTTGGCGAAGGAGAAAGCCAAAAAGTCGTTAAGATTGTGGTCAAAAAACCCAGTAGCAAAGTTTTGTCAGATTCCCAGAGGTTGTCAGCCAGAATATGGACTGAATGCGTGAGAGATAAAATAATGACAAAACAAGAGCTTAAAAAATTCATGTATGCTAACGACATATGGAATGCTAGTAAAGATGCTGAACAAGTGAATTTAACTCAAAAAATCAATCAGTTAGAAAAGAAGCTTTACGTTAGGGGCAATGACAACAACAAACTCAAAACTTCTGAAGGTAAAGATATTGCAATTCAGATGAGAATTGCCAGAATGGAGCTTCGTGACCTAATTGCTGAAAAAATGGCACTAGAGGGCAATACGGCAGAATCTCTTGCTGACAACGCCAAATTTGATTTTTTGGTATCAAAATGCACTTACTATAATGGCGGTGAATTGGTGTATAAAACATTAGATGAATACAATGATCATTCAGATGATGAAATCGCAGTCGCAGCTGCTACGGCTATGGCTGAGATGTTGTATTCGTTAGATAAAGATTTTGAGGCTAATTTGCCTGAAAATAAGTTCTTAGTCGATCATAAGTTGGTTAACGAAGAGTTATCGCTTGTAAACGACAAGGGTGAAACTGTAGATACCAAGGGACGTAGGATTAATGAATTAGGTCATTACATTAATGACGATGGACAGAGGGTAGACCTAGATGGCAATCTACTAGATGAGAATGGAAATTATATTCCATCGGTGGAGTATATTGATGATATTCATGAAGAATCAGCTCCTAAAACAACAAGAAAAAAGAAGAAAGTAGAAGCTGAAGAAACAGAAGATTCATCTACTAGCTAATACATCTAGAGGGCGTTTATGTGTCAAAATTCGTACTAACAGCACAGTTACAGCTTCAAGCACCCAACAACGTTCGTCAAGTTGTTGATCAGATACAAAAACAGCTAAAGGGCGTTAGTGTTAACGTTCAGGTTCAAGGTGCGCAACAAGCCCAGCAACACGTTCAGCAACTTGCAAAGTCTACCCAGCAAGCCTCTACGGCAGCTGCTAAACTTGGTGAAAATTTTGGTAAATCGATACGCCGTTTTTCAGCGATGGCTATCGCTACTAGGGCTGTTGGTTTATTTACCAATAAGCTTGGTGCGGCTATTGAAGAATCAATTGCTTTTGAAAGAGAATTGATTAAAATTGCGCAAGTAACTGGCCAGACAACTAAACAGCTTTCCTTTTTAACTAAAACAGTTTCAGATCTATCTACCAGCTTAGGTGTAAGTTCTTCTTCATTACTAAGTGTAAGTAGAATACTATCTCAAGCTGGTCTGTCTGCCAAAGAAACACAAGTTGCTTTAGCTGCTTTAGCTAAAAGTGATTTAGCTCCTACGTTTGATGATATTACTCAAACAGCAGAAGGCGCTGTTGCGGTATTCAACCAGTTTAGACAGGGCGCTGCGGCATTAGAAGCACAGCTTGGTTCTATTAATGCTGTTGCTGGACAGTTTGCTGTTGAGGCTGGTGATTTAATTTCAGTTGTTAGAAGAACTGGCGGTGTTTTTAAAGCTGCTGGCGGTGATCTAAATGAACTTATTGCATTATTCACTAGCGTTAGATCAACAACCAGAGAGTCCGCTGAAAGTATTGCTACGGGCTTACGTACTATTTTTACACGTATTCAACGCCCCAAAACAATTGAATACTTAAAAAGATATGGTGTTGAGCTAACTGATTTAGAAGGTAAGTTTGTCGGCCCATATGAAGCTACACGTAGGTTAAGTCAAGCCTTAGCTGGACTAGAAGAAGGCGATATTACATTTGTTGAAATTGCTGAACAGCTTGGTGGATTTAGACAGATTGGTAAAGTTATTCCGTTATTACAACAATTTAGTGTAGCTCAACAAGCTTTAAATGTTGCTCAAAAGGGCAGTTCTTCTTTAGCGAAAGATGCGGCAACTGCCCAGCAATCTCTAGCTGTGCAAATTATAAAAGTTAAAGAAGAGTTCTTTGAACTCATAAGAGGCGTTACAGAAACAGCCACTTTTCAAATCATGGCTAGTAGCGCCCTAACTTTAGCGTCTGCCTTGGTGAAAGTTCTGGATGCCCTTAAGCCAATTTTACCAATAATTACAGCAATCGCTGCTGTTAAATTCGTGAAAGGCTTCTCAGGATTTTTAGGAGGTATTGCTGGTGGCTTAGGAGGAGGAAAGGGCTTTAATACTGGTGGGAAGGTCACTGCTTTTGCTAGAGGAGGTGTTGTTCCCGGAACTGGCAATAGAGATACAGTTCCTGCAATGCTTACACCGGGAGAGTTTGTAATTAAGAAGAGTAGCGTTGCTAAATTAGGTGCTGCAAATTTGGCAGCGATGAATGAGAACCGTTTTGAAGATGGTGGTCAAGTTAAGATCAAAGTTGACAATGGAGCTGTTGGCGGGTTTTTCTTAACGCCAGACCAAGGTACAGATCGAAATTTTGATCTTAGTAAAGGGACTGCCGTAGGAAAGAAAATTACCAACCCAAATGTTATTTCTTCAATTTCTGGAGGTGGTGACCTTACTGATGATCAGCTTTTAAGTTCTTTAAGTGGCGCAGCTAGAGTAAGAATTTTTGGAAACGTTGTGGGCAAAAAAGGTAAATCTCAACTTAAAGGCCCAATCACAGCTAATACCCCAATACAGACTAAAATTAAAGACCCGCAAGGTAAATACAAAAGTATGACCTTTAAAGATCTTGGCAAAGAAGGCCAAGAAAGATTAAAGAAAGAGTCAAACACTGGAACCTCTACTGTTACCGCAGGCTTAGAAGTTGCTTCTTTAACTGGTACAGGGGTTGGGTTTTTACCCGGACAAGACATAAAACAAAATGCCCAAATCGCTAGCGCCGTTGGTTTAGCGACTCAGAAAATTTTAACACAAGGAGTTACTGAAGGTGCGCAGAAAATATTATCGCTAGGAAACTTTGGTGACGTTATAAAGTTAGATAAAGACGGTCTTTCCGGCGCTGATAGATTGGCTAGTGACCCAAACGCAAAAGCTAGCGTTGAAGGTTTCTTATTTGAAGGAATAATTGATGCAATTACTGGAGCTAATCTAGCTGGTAAGCAGGCAGCTTTTGATTTTCCCAACTCTTCCTTACAGGCTAATAAGAAAGCGTTGGAAAGATTTTTTACCCCGTCTGGTAGTATTGGTAATTTAATAAACGCAGATGCTAAGAGATCTTATTCTTTAAAGGATACTATCGCTTCTAAAATTATTAGTGATATCAACGCTGGCAATACCAAAGGTTATGATATTGAACGATTTGCTTCTGGAGGTTCAGCTACTGGAACAGATACAGTTCCAGCCCTATTAACTCCCGGTGAGTTTGTTGTAAATAAAAAATCTGCCCAGAAGATTGGTTACGGTTCGTTAAACCGAATGAATAAGGTCGGTAAGTACGCCAATGGTGGAATTGTTCAGCACTTTAAGGGTGGGGGTGGAGTTGCCGCTACTGGCGGCGGCGGTTTGACTGGTTTGGGCGCTATGAATGAGGGGTTACTTGGAGTTAGCATGGCTTTGAATATGTTAACACCAACCATAGATGAAACTAGCTCTACTTTTACAAAAATGGTTGCTGGCGGAATGGAAGCTATTACAACTATAAGTAATTTAGCACTAACCGTAACAGCTTTAAGTACTGCTATGAAAACTGAGATGCTTGGCGGTATGCTAACTTCTTTAAAGAAATTTAGTTCAGCAATGAAATCTGGTGCATCTGCTGGCGCATCTAGAAGTCAAATGGCATCGCAAATGAGAAAATTTAGAGCAGATAATCCTATGGTTGAAGGCTCTTCCTTTCAGATAGATAGAAAAGCTCTTAGAAACGATGTTTTTAAAACTAGACCAATAAAACCTACTGGTGTGGCTGGAAAAGCTGGAAATATTTTAGGGCGAGGTGTAGAAAAATTAGGAAAAACATTCCCAACTTTTACAAGGCTTCTTGGAAGTGCTGGTAAATTGCTAGGAACATTCGGAACATCTTTAGCCGGTTTTGCTCCAGCGATTGCCGCAGCAGCTGGTCCGATAGCGGCAATAGCAGCTATTGGTGCTGTTGTAGGAGGAGTTATATCTGGCTTTAGAGATTTAGATGCTAGACTAAAAGACGCTGTTGATGCTCAAGACACCGCAGCCGCTAAAAGTTTAGCTATAGCTCAAGCAGCGGAGCAAAATTTTGGAGGCGTAGTAGCCGGAATAGCTTCTTTGTTTGGTGATGCTGGAAATGAATTTTTACTTGGTATAAGCAGTTTTTTTGGTGGACAATCTTCTACCGCAATTAAAACAGATATCGCAGCAAAAATACAAAGTGCTAAAACAACCAAATCATTATCTGAAGCTCAAACCGTAGCCTCAAAAGCTATGGAGGATTTAAAAAATGGAACCATCACAGCAGCGGACGGTTTAAGAAAAGTTGCTAGTCTTACATCTGAAGCAAAAAAAAATCAAGAACTTGCTAATCAAGCAATTGGCGCAAACGAAGAACAAAAAGCTGGAGGTGTTAGTGGTTTTTTCAGAAATGTAGCTTCTTTGGGTGGATTAACAAGCGTAGAAACTGTTGGTCAAAGAAATAGAAGAATAGATAGAGAAAATGAGGAAAGAAGCCAAGGCGCGATCCAACAAAGATCACAAGCGCTTGGTATAGAACGTCAACTCAGTATGGCTACTGCTAGAAGCACTTTTTCCACTGGTGGTAGTTACGAAGCAGCCGTAGCTAAAATTGGTGCTGCTGGAGGAGCAACGCCAGAATCATTAGCAGCAGAAGCTACAGAAAAAAGAAATCAAGCTTTTAAAGCCTACGGAGAAGGTGATACGGCAAAGGGAGATAGGTTAAAAGCAGAAGCTGATATGCTTTCTAGTAATGCTAGAGACATGGCTCAATCTCTTTTAAATCTACAAAAAGAGGTTGAAAAACAAAGAGCAGCTATAGCAGCAATGAATATGGGGCTTAATAGTGTTAATGGCGCAGCAAATGCAGTATCAGTTGGTTTGAATAATTATTTAGCTTCACAAGAAGCTGGCGCTGTAACTGTTGGCAATAGTTTAGCAACTCTTGAAGCTAGCATGACCGGAGCAGCAGTTGGTATTGGTAAGGCCGACTTTGAAAAGTCATTTAAGGACGTAAAAAATGTATTAAAAGAATATGGTGCTACAGAAGGCTCATTAAAAAGTTTTGAAACAGGAATGAAATCTGTTTACGCTGCTCAGAAAAATGCTTCAAAAGGACTTGATGCATTTAAACAAAGATTATTTGATAGAAGCGATGCTGGGCTTGGTGGCGCTAATCAAGAAGAACAAGTTTCTGCATTGTTTGATGAAATTATTAAATCTTCCGGGTTAGACAAAGACGCAGGTGAAAATCTTAGAGCAAAACTAAAAGGTTTAGAAGATGAGCTAGATTGGGACGAAATTGGCGCTGGAGACTTTTCTTCAGTCGAAGAAGTACTTGCAAAAGTTGGTGAAGAGCAAGCAAAACAATTTAGAGATATTATTAAAGCAGAGCAGGAATATCAACAAGCCGTTGTTAGTATAACCCAAAAACGTATTGCAGCTGAAGACGCTCTAACTCAAGCGTCAATGAAACGTATTGACTTGGAAATGGAAGCCGCACAAATAATTGCAGAAGCTGGTGGTCCAGCCGTTACAACGGAAATGAAGCGTGATGCTAATTTAAGAAAGTCTAACTTAGCAGTAGAAGGTATTAATGGCGTTGGCCCAATGAAGGATACAAGTGTCGCTTCTATCCGGGAAAGAAAAAGACAACTTGCCGAGCAGAAGATGGCACAAGGAAATGCAGTTAATGCTTCGGCAGATTCTGGCGAAGCAGTTGCTGGTGGAGTCGGCGCTGGAGTTGAGTTTGGAGCAAGCCAACAAAGAACAGTAGAAGCCGGTCAAGATCTTTACCGAACTATCAAAACAGAAATTGACATCAGAAAGCAAGAAATAAGCATAATACAGGCTAAGAATAAACTTGAAAAAGATTCTTTTGAAGCTTTAGCTTCTGGTGATTTGGAGGGATTTTTTGGCGCTCAAGCTACTCAGGGTGCTATTAGTTCTATTGCTAGTGGCGCTGGTGCTGGAGATTTTGATGCTGACACTCTCAAATCTGCTTTTGACGAACTAAAAAGACAAAAAGCAGCTGGAGTCACAGAAGTAGACGGACGTAACATTGATGATGTTCTTCAACAAACTGGAGAGGCTATGCTTCAGGCCAGAGGCATCGATCCAGCCCAAGCTTCTTCATTAGTCCAAAGGGAAGTTTCTGGTTCTCCAGAAGAACAAAAGCTAAACAACGAAATACAACAGTATGCAGCAGAATTGGCTGGTGTAGCTGATTTAGAAATTCAAGCTGCTAATCTACAAATACAAGCCGCCGAAAAACAATTAGTTGCAGCTGGAAAAATAAAAGATGACGCTATTCAAGAAGCTAAAGACTCAACAGGAAAATCTAGAGGTGGATTAATCTATGCCGCCAAGGGCAGACTCATAAATTTTATTCCCAAGGGTACAGATACAGTTCCAGCGATGTTAACTCCGGGAGAATTTGTAGTTAATCGTTCAGCCGTTCAACGAGGAAATAACCTCAATATTCTTAAAGCAATGAATCAAGGCTCTAATGTCGCTGCTCAAGCCCCAGCCCAAATGAAAAGGGGTGGCGTTGTTTACAGAGAAGCTGGTTCAACTGGTCCAGAATCTGGAAATTCTGGTGGATCTATGGGTGGTTTTGATCAATCTGCTATGACTAATTTTACTAATGCTTTGAACAAGTTTAATGAAACCATACTACAAAGTATTAATACCCTACAAAATACAGCATTCACAGTTAAGCTTGAACCGACAACTGTTAATATTAATTTAACAGGTACTTCATTCCTTAAAACTCTAACAGATGATATACAGAAAAATCTGTATGGAATGATTAGCAAGAGATTTGCAAACTTAAAAGTTGATCCCAACAACAGCGGAAGAGTCATAGAGAGCGCTAGCGAGGTATAGTTTTAATGTCTACAACAACGACCACATTATCTCCAAAGTGCCTCTTTGAAGCTGGAAATATCTCGGCTTCTCTTAGAATTTCTGGAATGCTAAAAGCAAATATTGCTGTTAGAAATAAACCACGTTTAAAATTTTCAGCAAATAATAAATTTTCTGCAAATCTATCATCTAATATTTTTCCTATACAAAAAGTAAGCGCTTCCTCAAAACTTAAAGTTACTAAAAAAAGTGAAATCGCACTTTCTTGTAAATTGGTTTCTCGTTCTAATATCCTTGGAAAAATTTCTGGAGATGTTTTATATTCTGCTAATGTTGGTAATGCATTATTTTTTAACGTAAAATACGCAGATAAAATTTCTGGAGATATAGACGCAATAAACAAATTTGATGAGTTCAATCCATCACAAAAATTATATCCTATCGCGGACATATCTTCGGAAATAAATGGTAACGCCTTTATTAATGAAAGAAACTCTTCCAACAATTTATATGATAGCATTAACGAGGGAGTTTGCCTTGGTCCTTGTTATAAGAATTTTGGAACAAGCTCCACTGTATCAGATAGCAGTACTTTTATTTATCCATCAGCATTATACACTGACGGTTCGTTTAGATACGAGTGCCAAGTAACAACCCCTCTACTAACTCCATTAGAAAGTTTTTTGTTTATCAGAGCGGCTGCTCCTATTAAAAATTATACGTCTGAAGTACCACCAGTTTACAAACTAACAAATATACTTTTGACAGATCCATATGATCAAACTATTATTCAATACAATGACGTTAGTATTACTGGAGATTCTAATTATTACAACGTCAAGGAATCTAACTTCACTACGTACATCTTAAAACCTATAATTAATAATTCTCGTAAAAAATCTGATGATCCAGATTTTCCAAGTTTTGGCGTAGAATCTTTACCTTACAAGTTTAAGTTTGACTTGGAGATTTTGTGCAATCAATATTCTTTTACCGAGGGTTTTGGTGATGGTTACGAAGATGTATCTTGCGATACAAGCTTAACGCTGAATGGAAGAGATGATTACTTAGCGTATGATGGTTCTCCGTTTTCAGCTCAATCGTTAGCGCACCATTTGAATCCATCTCCTCATATTAGGATATCTGCTATAGAAATTGCTAATAGTGGAAGTTCTGTTGGATTTACTGTTAGAAACGAATTGAATCTAGTAACAGCTGTTGATGACATTGGATTAAGAAACAGAAGAGAAATTCTTCCTAACCAGATCAAAATTGATTCTTACCACAATGATATTTATCCTTCTGACTACCAAAGCGTCTGGTCTTCTTCGGATGGTTTACTTGATAACACAGATGTTGATCAGGCAAATGATCTTGTTGAAATTATTAGATCCAAAAAATCTGATAAGTATATTAATTTGTCTTATTCTGAAATACAAGACTCCGGTAAGCTAGTATTAAGATTTGCTCACGAACCCCCAAAGCCTCAATCCAAGTATCTCAATGGTGCTTTTAAGATTGGTTTTAATTACAAAGGTAATAAAAAGGAGTTTGATTATGCAAGCTTATACGAGACTGTAGAAACTGATTCCTATTTTGACATTGAAACAATTTACTTACGAGTCATAGCCAAAAAAGACGCTTCAATTCCTGATTATACGCTTGATGTTGTTGGTTATAGTGACGATAGGATACTTTTTGTTACTCCGTCTCAGGGTGGCTTCTTGCAAAACATAGAAGGCATTGGAACTATTCCTGACGTATCTGGTTACTTGTCAACCGAAGAATTTGGAATTTCCTCAGAATCAATTTCCGACAAGGGTGACATATACTACAAGTCTGCATCGTCTAATGCTGGTGGAGATCATTACTTAGTAGCTGAGTATGCTGACATTGAGCAACAATCAAAGATTAATTCCACTTCCTTCAAGGAATACTTAATTCCTCTGAAGATTTATGAAAATAGCACGAATAACACTGGAGGCAATTACAGCTTAAGTTCTTACTTTGAAAATCTTTATCTAGATATATGCCCAATACCAAGCGGTGCGTCTATTGCTCACTTGTCTTTAGTGGCCTTTTATAAACCATCAAATGCTATTAATCTTTATACCCTTGGTCATAAAGATCGTATTATTGAAGCTGCTACTTCAACCTTATTTCCATCAGCTAGAACTTCTACAGAGTCTCCGTTTAACCACGGGCCATCTTATGCGCCTATTTCTAAAATTGAAAACATCCCACACGGATATGGATTTGATAATACTTTAAAAACTAATTACTCCAGACGTTGGAGAAATGTTGATGGCTTAGTTGCCGTTGGTCCATTTA